TTTAGGAGTATCCGCATCAAACACAAACATTGCCGCATTTTTAGGACTTAAAATACGAATTAAAAATAGGGTATTGCCTTCTCTTAAAATCCTAAACTGGTTAGTTTCTAACAACTTGTGAATACCAGCGTATGTCTTTTTCCAGTCGTAACCCGTCCCATGCAGTTCTTCACTGCGCTTAATAATGTCTTGCGTGGACATTTGTTTAGGAATGGTTATTTTATTGTGATTTTGCATGGTGTTGTTCTACATATACTAATGCAAAGATTAGCACTTTTCCGCCCTAAATCAACGACTTAAACCATTAATTATGGTTGTAACTTCACTAGCCCAATCTTGCCAATTCTCATAGTTTCCAGAGCTTGGCACAGGGTATGTTGCAAAAGTAGGCAGTGTTGCAATTTGATCTGCAGCTTCCCGCCATTCAATTTCTGATACATTTGGCAACGTTTCTTGCCCATAATAAATAATAAAGTTTCCGTTCCATTCTTCCCAAGTCATTGAACTAGGGACAAAAGGAAAGAACTGTTGAAACTTAGGGGCGCTCATCGCCAAATTCTGCCGTAATCAAGTTACGACCCATTTCGTAGTTTCCGTTAATATCATTAGATTCAAATTTTAAACGAATCAAACGGTGTTCTACACGCAAGTCAATTTTACCAGTGTCCGGGTTAAAATAATATGGTCCAGATATTTCTTGGTAAGGGCCTGAAGCAAACTTACGACCTAAAATAAGCATAGCCATTGTGCCGGTTTGCAAAAAGTTTGGCTCAACTCGGCGTAAATGCATACGGCGATTAACACCTACAATACCTTCTTGACTTGGATTACCAGTTAACCAACTAATGTCATTGGTAGTAATGCTAGAGTATACAGCTAATTCCCTAGCCAATGTAATTTGGTTTAGTCCAAACTCATGTTGCCAAATGGTGTATCCACCGGCGGTTGGGAAAACTAAAGTGCCCGCTTCCGTAGATGAAGCAAAAGGCGTTGATGATGTTATTAAAGTAGCATCATAAGTAAAATCATAAACGCTACCAACAACACTATATGTTCTTCTAGGATCAAGCGTATCTGATGATAAAGTAACCGTGTCCCCGGGGCTAATAATATTAGACACATCCCCTTGAAGATAAAGCTGACTTAATGTTGGCGCTGGTGCCCCCGCAGGTGTGTCTATAACAGGTAACGGGTTGCTAACAGACGTTGCGTATTCCCAGCCAGCCCAAATTGGTGTTGGGAACAATTCAGTTGTGTAACCGCAAGAGCGACGTGTGCCAATAGCTTGCCCAGCGTCGTACCACAATTGATCTTTTACATTATAAATAATGGCATCAGTACATTCTGTATTGGTGCCTCTAGGATAAAAGAACCAAATCTCGTTGTACCTTGGAATCTTAGTTGCCCAGATTTTTTGTCTTTGTTGGTAGTTAAGATTATTAAACAAATAGTTTACATTCATATCATTTGGCAATACTTTTACTGTACCGCCATATTGATAGAATCGGTCAACACCCATCCAATAAAATATGCCATCCATTTCAACTACTGCATTGGAAGACATAATAGAGATTTGGCTAGAAATAATATCGTATGTCCAATAAAACTGAGTTGCCTGAGAATTAAAGGACACACGAATTAATGAATCGGTAGCCCAAAACAAACCAGACGGCGAGTTAGTACCGCCTCGCATAGGCATACCTTTTACAATCTTGGACGATGATACGTTTGTTTGATTAGCAAACGTGCCGTTCCAATCATAAAAGTTTTGATCGGCGTAAGTTTGGCTAACATTATTGTTAGCAAGAAAACCATGTGAGCCGTAAGCAAAGATAAATGGATACAAAACACAAACACCACCATCAACGCTAATAGGTTTGTAGGTGGGATTTTGACCTTGACTATCACATAAACCAGTTAAAAAGTATTGATTGTTTTGATCTGGTGCAACGTTACCCACCAAGATCTGTGATGTAACACCACTGTCAATGTTTTGTAGGTTTTTGCCGGGGTGAGCAAATAAACTTAATTGCCCACCAGCGGGACTAAACTGAGCATCAAACTGCCAATCGTTTCTAGCATCTGGTTCAAAAATAACATCATTTAACCAAATTTTGGTAATCGCGCCAGACGGTGCGGCAGGTGTAAAATTAATAGTTGTTTGTGATGGTGGTCCTGCTGCGTAAGTAGAGCCCGTAATAGTGTATACAACCGGGGTGCTTGTTTGGGTAATAATAAACTCAGTACCAATACCAAAAGTAGTGGTCGCATTACCGGGCACAATTACTTGGGTTGTTGTGTTGGATGTTACATTGGCAAACACCGAGCCAGGTAATGGTACAGACATATATGGCCCACTACCGTTACCGTATGTTGTTCCTGTGGTAAACACATCTAAAGCATTTGCGTTACCTGCAAATACGTAGTTAACACCATTGTAAGGTATGTTAATCATACCACGATAAATACCGCTAAAGCTAGTAAATAAGGTGGCAAAACCACCTATTTTTTTTGGCTCACCTCGTTGAAATCTACACCATACACCATCGGTGTATCTATCGTTTTGAAACTGTGTACCGTCGCGCTTAATCCCAGCCGGTATTTTTAAGCTGTAAATTGAAGTAAATTGCGATGTATCTTGTTGCTGATTATCAGCTGGCATTTAGAATGTTCCACCACTAATCAATTGGGCGTTTAACGTGGCATTTACAGTAACTAATGGCTGTAATGTATTTGTGTTATCAATATCAATAATTTCTGTACCGTTTGCCGCCAACCCAAGAATACCAATTCCAGGTAAATACATACCAGTCGTTGAATCAGATATGAATGAATAGGATGGTGCTCCGGCAGTCCCATTAACTGCAGAGAAAATATTAGCAGCAGTTGATGTTAACAGATAAATATTTTGACCGTCACTTAAAACGGTGGCAATATTACCTGTTGTTACTTTAAATGGCGCTTGCGAACTGCCTTCAATAACAAAGTAAAGATCATAGTTAGCATGACCTGTTGCGTTAATTAAAATATAAATCTGGGTTGTTGCAGGCAACGTTATTGTCAAATCAGTAGTTCGACTACCTGTTTGCGCAATGTAGTTTTGAATAATTGGAGCGTAAGTAACTAAACTAAATGTAGGCCCTGGGATTGAGTCCACGTCATAGGTAGCAGATGTAAAGGTTACGTTAGCTGCCGCAGTTAAGCCAACGGTAACAAAATTACCGGTATTAGCGTCATAAACAATGTAGCCTGAATCGCCAGGGTTAGTTACAATGCTAGAATTTCCATTAATTAACGATGCACCAGTGGTGGCTATTGTTAATGATCCTGTACCAGCATTTCTAAAACCAATATACCAACCAGTAGATAGCGTGGCAATATTTGGCAATACGAAAGCACCAGCACCACTATTCCAAACAAAGGTAGACGCACGACTATTATCCGAAATAACTGGTGTAGAAGATACGTTAACAATATTTTGGGTTGTTGCTAGTTGACCAGTAACCGTGGTTAATCCTGCGCCTTGTAGTGTCACTGCATCAGCATAAGAAGTGCCTGCTGCAAATGTTACGTTAGCCCAAGAACCACCAAGAGAAGTATTATCTGTAAGATAAACATATTTAGAAATGCCAACAGGAACGGCAACAGATTCGGCCCCAGCTGCGTCCACAACTGTAAACGCATGTAGTCCCAAATTTCTAAAAAGGATGTCCGAACCAACTGCCCCTTGCGACGCATCAGGTAACATAATAACCAGACCGTTGGTAGAAGCAACGCAATCCATAATGCGAGCTGCAGGAACTTGGGTAGGGTTAACAACAGTAGGCCAGTAAAGCTCAGTGTTGGTGCTAAATGAAAGGGCATAGTACGATACATCCGTAGGTTGTATTACGTTGCCGGTAAACGGGGATACATAGGTAGACATATATTAGGGTTCCTGAATCGTAGTATTACGATCAATACGACGAGAATTGTCTTCTTTCTTAAGCGCTGCAATACAATCTGTATAGTACTGTTTCCATACTGGCAGCTTATCTAAAGCCTTTAAATAGCCTTGAGCTTGAAGCAGGGTACCAAATAACATTGCTTGAGGTGCTTCTCTTGTAAATAAGTTTTGTTGGTTTGTTGTATCCAAAGGCTGAATTTCGCTGTAGTAAATAATTTCAACAGGATAATCTTGATCCGGTTTTGGAGCAAATGCCCAGTTGTTGTAATCATACTCAGCATAGTACAAAGGTACACCAGCGTCCGATTCCGATTGGTACATGGCAATATAATCTTGACTACGCATCAACATTGGTTTGCCATTGGTTTTCATGGAAATGGTTTTACGCCAACGAGCCGGTTTTGCCAAAACTTCTTGGTTAGCTCTTAGCGTTGTTTCCACTACGGTAAGTTGAAGATATGTTTTAAGTTCAGCGGCAATAGCCGATTCTGCCAAACCAATTAGGCTAGGAATCTGTGCTATAAAACCAGCATCATTTCTTTCCATGTAAGAAATAACGTCTGCTACCAAATTGTCATAAGTCTGAACGTATGCGTTAGTCATCGTGTGTAGTAGCTAATATTAGGTTGGAAGTAGATTGGTGACTTGTCACGGTCTTCTTCTTCAAATTCAGTGCGGGCCTGTAGTGCTAGTTTTTCCAGATACCCAATACGTTGCAAATCAATATCAGGCAACTGCATTGCCAGCTTGTGTGATAATGCAGCTTGGAAGTAAGGGATAACACGATCAGGCATGTACAGCTCGTTAGTTAACGAACCTACGTCTTGGGGTTGCAATTCCAAAATAAACGAAAACACTTGGAAGTTGTTGTTAGGCACTGGCCACAAATACATCTGTGGCACAATCTGGCGGTCAAACCAGTATTGTAGTGTGCGTTGACTTGGGAATTGCTTGTTTGGCAATGAGAAATAATCTGTACGATTAAGTCTTGCCATTGGAATGACTTGCTGGCTTTGAGCAAACTGAATTGAACGCAACGAGAATGTGTTAGCTGTGTCGCGGTTCTTTAATCTGTAGTAGTAAAACTGTTGTGTTACGTTAATACCAAAATAAGCCCAGTTACGGTCAGATAACGTGGTCTCAGGCAACGATTCCCATAAAGACCAGTTAATGCCGTCGTTGCTTATTTCAAGATCAAGATTATAAGTAGCAGTACCAGAAGGAGCATAAGCGTTAAAGCCAACATAAAATATACGGGTTTGTGGGCTATAAGCTGCGCCAAAATAGTTTTTAGATAACGTAGATGTAGCGTGAAGGTTTAAGTCGCTATTGTAGTTTTGGTCAAACAACACAGGAGAATCTGGATTATCTATTGGCAACGCACTAGAAATAGAAGGGTTAACAATATACACCCAGTTTGCTTCCAAGACGTCCACGCAGTTTGCTGGCATATCAAGGATCTGCTGGTTGGTTTGTGGGCCAAGCACTTCAATCTTTTGCAACCAAATGTTAATACCACGGTTAGCACTGTTCTGTAAAATATAGAACAATGCTTGACGACCAGCGTTAATATACTCAGGCGTGATTTCTTCTGCTGTTCTACCAGCATCACGATAAGCATACGAAATTAACTGATCAACCGTAACCTTGGTCTTGTTGTACGTATCTGAATACGCCATATTACCTTCCGCGGCCAGCGGCTCGCTTCATTACTTTTTGTGGTAGTTTGTTACTAGCTGGACCAGCTTTAACAAATTCTTTACCAACCTTTTTAGGAATGCCAAGGGTTGATTTACCTGCAGCCGCAGCGTACATTGCTGCTTGTTGGTCTTTAGATTTGTAAGGCATTATGAGCAAGTCCCGCCAGTCATCATCTTTTTAGCTTTACCGCCACGCTTATAGCCTGTAGCATTTCCCATTTGGTCAACATTAGGCATGTTGGATGTTTTTGAACCAATTCCTCTTGCTACTTTATTAAGTCTATCAGCTTCGTTTTTAGTAAATTGAGCGCCAGCTGCAGCTTGTTGCGATTCTAATTCAAGTTGCTGTGATGGGCTTAAACGCATTTTTTCACGGTAACGGTCTTTAGAATGTTGCTGTTCCATAGGTGTTACATGGCTACCATATTCACCACTATATTTCTTTACAGACTTACCGCCGCACAACATTTTAGGTTTAAAGTTTTTTGCTTTGTCAATGCTTTCTATATCAGTATCGGTTTTCTTAGCGCCGTAAACTCCGCCGCCTGCTTTGTACTTTTTAACAGTGCCACAATCTTTTTTAGCACGTCCGCCTTTACGCAGTTTGGACAAGTCCGTGTGCTCGCCTTTATGCTCTTGTTTGTCGTGCATAGAAAACGCTTTTTTGACAATCTTCTTGTCTTGGGCAATATCAGCTGAATCCGTTTCTTTACGGTCACGCTTTGTAAAAGCAGCTACAGAACCGCCTTCTT